AATATAAACATCCAATAAGTGTTTTTGTGCTGTTTTAGAAAGTAACCCCGCTCCTTTGTCAGCTTTAGATACAGGTTCGGTTAAAAGGTAACCAATCGAACTAGCTCGAATCAATGTTTTAGAAAAATCAATCATTATTTATGGTTTTTAGTTATAGGTTTGGTTGGTTAAATCTTTTAGTTGATTCATCTAGTAATTCTTCAGCTTCTTTACCTAGCTTAACCTTTCTCATTGGAGTACCATCTTTATATAAAAGTTCAGGTATTTTTCGGTTATAGTGTTGGTTGTAGTAATTTTCTCCTGTTATTGTTACTTCCCCAATGTCATAGTATTTAAGTCCATGAGCCTGTATTATCTGCTCTTTTTCTTTTTCAAGCAGTTTATATGCGTGTAATACAACTTGGTCTGCCGAAATCATTTTCCCTTCATATTGATTAGTCCATTCAATTAATTCTTGCATTGCAGTTTTCATAATATTGGTTTGTTATAGGTTTGGTTGTAGTATTCATGTGCCCAATCTTTATTGTGATTTACTTTGCCATCTAAAAAAGCCTTCATTATTTCTTCTTTGTGCTTTTCTCTTGCTCTTTTTAAAGCATCTGCTAATAATAAATACTGCATACTATTTAAGTGCGTATCAGTTAATATTGCACTTACTTCATTAATTAAATACTCGATTGAATTTTCCATAGTTAAAATAGTTTTCCTTGTTTTTCAAAATAATCAGAGCTTAAATTAAAATTCTTTCTCATTGCGTTGTATGTTTCAAACCACGCGCGCGCTTGTGACTTTGCCATACGCTCAATTCTTTCACAATAATCAATGGCTTCTTGCCTTTCTTTCATTATCCAATAACCTTTGGCATCAGATAGAATCATATAACCTTTTTTGATCCTTAAATCACGAATTACCTGCCTTATCTTTCTTAATGTTGATTCTCTTCTATCTATTTCGTGAACAGGGTGGCTACCCAACCATCTTTGTGAGGCGGCAATCTCTTGTTGTGTTATTCTATGGTTACAATTAAATATTAAATTTATAATACATTGCTCATCATCAGTAAGTAGCATTATTTTATAGTTTTAAGTTTATTATTGTAATGTTCTAAAATCTCTGAATTACTTTTAGCCATCAACTCCCAAGCTTTTAATTCTTCCTCTGTCTTGCAGGCATCTATAAATTCTTTTGTTTTTTCAGCTAAAGATTTCTTTGATTGGCTAGGAATAACCTCTTCGGTAATTTGCTCATTGTTAAAATAACCCAAATCTTTTAACCTAACTACATTTTGTTTATGGTAGTCCTCAACAAGCTCACGAGCAATGTCTAAAGCCTTATTAGCTGACTCTCCTTGGTTAATGGCAAACTCAACTCCTATTTTTTCAGATGAATAATTGCCTAAATTAAATGTTCGTTGGTAAATAATGGTTTGTATGTGCATAAAATTTATTTATATCTTGTAACAGCGGTTTTTTCGTTTGCGTATTTTATTTTAAAAATCTTGTGAGCTTGGTCTTTTTTTCTTCTTAATAAAGAAACCATTACCATAACCGAAGTATATGGGTTTAAGAAAATAAGCGTTTCGTCTATTTTCATTTCAGCTACTCTTGAAGAAACTGAATCTGGACTAGGGTATCTTGCCATAATTATATTTTTTTACAAAGATAAATTAAATTAACTAAATAAATTAAATAAATAAATAAACCGACAAAAAACAATTACCTCTGTAAAAATTAAACAAATTTCTTTTTTACTAGGTTTAGCTTTGACCTGTATTCAATAATCAAATGCTTTAGCTCATCTTTTGTTGGTTTAGTTACTTGTCTTGCTGTTTCTCGAAGGTATTCTACCACAGCGTTATTTTCTTCGTATAATTTTTCTTCAAATACCTCTAAATTACCCAATTTAAAATAATTATCATCCAAGGATTGTGGTCTGCAATTAGCCTCCAACCATCTTGTACCTAAATTAGCTCTGGGTATGAAGTGTCCACATTGTATTTCTTGCCATTTAATTTTTTTACCGCTAGTATAACACTCTGTAATGCCATTTTTATCGGCATATTTACAGCGTATATATTGACTAAAAACATGATCTAAATCACTTACTAAATTTTGAAAACTTTCTCCATCATCTTCAAATTCTTCCATTCTCTTTTGAGTCGATTGTACGGTAGCGCATTGCTTACACATCTTTTTTGAAAACCAATAATCAACATTACCACAATTTATACAACGCTTTTTCTTGGTTATTATTGTACTATTATATGCCATAATAAATATTTTAACAAAGTTAATTAAATTAAATAAATAAACAAAAATAAATTTTGCAATTTGATTGAATATATTTTACTTTGTGTTAAATCAATCAAAATTTATGGAAAAAGAAATTAAAAATGATGTAAGAGGCGCCATCTTATTACATCTTGATGGAATTGAGCGCACTTTAGCTTGGCTTTCGGATAAGACTCAAATACCCTACCCCACACTTTATTCTGTATTTAAGCAAAGGACATTTGTTCTATCTGATAGAAATTTAGCAAAAATAAATAGAGCATTAGACACTGATTTTATTAACGATTAATTACAAAAAGATGGCTAAAAGATTTACCGACACTGAAAAGTGGAAGAAGCCCTTTATAAGGGGCTTACAAGGTGCTTATAAGCTCCTTTGGTTATATATCTGCGATGATTGCGACCACGCAGGTATTTGGCAGGTTGACATAGATGTTGCAGCAATAAGAATTGGTGAAAAAATAGATTCAAAAGAAGCAATTAAAAGTTTTGATGAGAAAATTATAATTTTTGATAAAGGTAATAAGTGGTTTATACCATCTTTTTTAGAATTTCAGTACCCATCTGGTTTAAATCCCGACAATAGAGCGCACAATTCTGTAATCATATTGCTTGAAAAATATAATTTAAGAATATCTAAAGATAAGCCCCTTATAAGCCCCTCGGAAGGGTCTATGGATATGGATATGGTTAAGGATATGGATAAGGATAAAGTTAAAGGAGAAAAAAAAGTAAAATTTAAAGAAAATATTTTATTGACACAAAAAGAGCATTTACAACTTATTGCGGAATTTGGTGAAAATGTAAATGATTTTTATGAATATTTGTCAGCGTATAAAATAGAAAAGTCATACAAAACAAAATCAGATTACCTAACTATCAAGAGATGGGTCGTAGATGCTATTTTAAAGCAAAATAAGACAGCTTTTCCTAAGATTGGTAATAAGTATCAGAACGAATTAGAAACCGCTAGAAACGCCTTTAAACCAATATAAACGATGATTACCATTTTTAAGAACATTTTTTCCAAAGAACCAAATTACATTTCAGTTGAATCTGCGTTAAAAAGAATACAGCAGGGTAAAAGTAAAACAACCGTAGAGGAAATTAGAAAAACGATTGATAAAGAGAAAGCAAATAAGATAAAATTAAACCTTCCGTCTATTTGCTTTAGTGGAAAATTTGGAGCGGATAGAACCGATGTCCAATTAATTCAACATAGTGGTTTTGTTGTGCTTGATTTTGACAATATCTTTGAATTACGAGAAAAGCAAACTGAAATTATATCAAATCCATTTGTTTATGCTTGTTGGATTAGTCCTTCTGGAAATGGTTTAAAGGCATTGGTAAAAATAGCCAATGGGGCAAAACATAGAGAACACTTTCAAGCATTACAAGAAGTTTTTCCCGAAATTGACCGAAGTGGGATTAATGTAAGTCGGGTTTGTTACGAGAGTTATGATACTGAAATTTACATAAACGAAAATGCTGAAGTATTTAAGAAAATTAAGAAAACAGAGAAAGTTGTTGTTTATGAAAAGAATGATGATGATGAAAAGACATTTAAAAATATTGTTACTTGGCTTTCAAATAAAAACGAGGCTTTTGTAACAGGAGAAAGGAATAATTTTATATTTAAATTAGCATCCGCATGTTGCCGATTTGGTATTAATGAAATGACAGCTAATTCAATGATTCATAGTGAGTTTTTAACTAATTCGGAGTTTACAAAAAGCGAAGCAGATAGAGCAATTCGTTCTGCATACAAGGCAAATTCTGGTAATTTTGGTAGCGCATCTTTTGACAAAGAGATTTTAGTTGATAAAGTTTCTAGGAGAGAGGTTGAAGTTGAGAAGGCTGTATTTGATGAAGGGTTAAAGTTGAAGGATGTTATTTACGGAATTGATGTAAAGGAGCAAGCCTTAAAAATTTATGATGAAGGATATGCTAGGGTTGATGGCATTGGAGTTCCTGAATTAGATGAAAGATTTAAACCAAAGAGAGGGGAAATTACCGTACTTACAGGAATAGGAAACTATGGTAAATCTTCATTTAAAAAATGGTATCAAGCTATGAGGATAATGTTGTACGGAGAGAAGTTTGCTACATTTTCACCTGAAGATAATCCACCTGAAGAATACTACCACGACTTTGTTGAGATAATATTAGGATGTGATTGCAGTCCTGCAAATCCACATAGACCAAGTAAGCAGGTTTACGAATATGTTTACGATTTAGTTTGCCATCATGTGTTTTATGTTTATCCAAAAGATGTATCACCTACGCCTCAATACATAATGGAAGTGTTTTTAGAATTGATTGTTAAGGAGAATGTTGATGGAGTTGATATTGACCCTTTTAACCAATTGACAAATGAATATCAAAAGTTTCAAAGAAGTGATAAATATTTGGAGTGGGTGTTATCAGTGTTTTCAAGATTCTCTCAAATCAATAATATTTTCTTTTGGATTGTTGCGCATCCAACAAAAATGCAAAAAGCAGCAGATGGAAATTATCCATGTCCAGATGTATTTGATTTAACTGATGGAGCTATGTGGAATAATAAGATGGATAATATCCTTGTGTATCATAGACCTTTTGCTCAAACAGACCCTCAAAATCCGTCTTGTGAATTTCATAGTAAAAAAATTAGAAGGCAAAAGATTGTTGGTAAAAAAGGCTTTATTTTGTTCCAAATGTTTTTCCAAACTAGAAGATTTTTATTTAATGGATTGGATTCATTGCAGAAAATTATAAACGACAAAAATATAATTTTAAGACCAGATGTTGCAGTGCAAAAGACATTTGATAATTGGGTTCCTTATAAAGATGAAAATGGTGAAGAAGTAAATTTTTAATATAAAAAACAAAAACAATGATTAGAATTTCTGTAATCGGAAGGCTTGGGCAAGATGCTCAAGTAAACAATGTAAATGGTAAAAGTGTAATTAATTTCTCTGTAGCTTACAGCGAAAAGTTTAAAAACCAACAAGGGGAAGATACCGAAAGAACAACTTGGGTTTCTTGCGCTTATTGGACAGATAAACTCAATGTAGCAAACTATTTAAAGAAAGGAACGCTAGTTTATACAGAGGGTAAACCTGAAGCAAAGTCTTATCAAAACAATAAGACAAATGAAAATGTTCCTCAATTACATTGTAGAGTATCAACAATACAATTATTATCAAGTAGTAATAAAGAAGAAAACAATTTTTAATGTATATTCACGAATTAAACAACCCAATAGATGTTGAAACTCCCCTCGGATACGGAAAAGCAATCGCATGGATTGACTACGGCAGTGACACAAACACTGTTTGGAAAGTCATACTATACCACAACAGCATGGTGCGGAACTTTTACGACGACGACATACTTGTTTACCCCAATAAAATGGACGGCGGCGAATTAGATAAAGATTATTTCAAAAACAAAAAATAATGGCAAAACTAACCAATTCATCCAAAGTTACATTTGGAACAAAAAAATCAGGAAGAGCAAAAAAATCTTACAATAAAAGTAATCCAAGACCAAAGGCTTACCGAGGTCAAGGGCGTTAATTAATTAAAAAACACAAAAATTAAATTAAAAATGAAATTTAAACCATTAAACAAAAGGGTATTGGTAAAGCTTGACGAAGCAAAAATGCAAACAGATGCGGGAATCTATCTTCCGCAAACGGCTCAAAATGATTTTTCAACAGGCAAAGTAATTGCTGTTGGAACTGAAGCTGCGCTTGTTAAAGAAGGCGATAGAATAATGTTTGCCCATAGCGTAGGGGTCGATATTGAAGTAGATGGAGAGAAGTTGAGGTTAATACCAGACGAAAGTTATATTGACGCTGTGATTTAATTTAAAAAAATGCCTTCAAAATTTTTGGGGGCATTTTAATTTTTAATAAATAAAAAAGTCTAATTTTATGCCATATATGCAAGCACAACCGGTAAATCATATTTTTTTAAGTTTAACAAAACCTATTCAAGATACAATTAAAGTAGGTGATTTAGAGTTATATCTTGACGGGTCATATAGACCCGAATGGAACGCTACAGTAGTAGGTGAAATTTATGGATTGCCAAAAAATCCAAAGGGAGATAATTCTAAAGTTGTTTCTAAACTTAAAAATGGAGATAAGGTTTTATTTGATTATTCCGTAGTCGCAGAAAGAAAATTTGAATCAGATGGCGGAAGTTTTACGGAAATAACAAAAGATAGTCCTTATTATCAAAAGTTTACAAATGGCAAAGGAGAGAGATTGCTTATTGTAGCAATGCCGGGGAAGATAACTCATATTTGGGTAGGTACATTGCATGATAAAAGAGGTAATTTTGTTGACGGATGTCAAGGGTCTGAACATGATTTAAGTAGATGGAAGTCTCAATTTAGTTTTGGAGAAACGCAAAAGTTTTTATTTAAAAATTTAATTGACATAAACGACAAAGATGTTTGGAAAGCTGATTACAGAGATATATATGCCAAAATAGTTAAGGATGAGCTTATAACAGTTGGGGATAGAGTTATTTTAGAACCAATTGATGAAAACATACCAAAAGATGTAATTAAACAAATGGGTATTGTTGATACTATTGAAGCAAAAGTTAGATTAGGAGATAGAGCAAAAGTGTTATCAGCTCCAGATGATTCTAACTTAAAAAAAGGAGATATTATTGGTTTTGAACCACAATATCTTGAGAAATATGAATACGGAGATAAATCTTATTATTTAATAAAATCCCATAGAGCATTGGGAATTTGGGAGGAAAATTAATATGGCATATAATTTAAACGAGATATACAACTTTATGGTCTTCATTGTGCGTAAAGAAAGAGGTGTATTTGTTACAATACCTGAATTTGAGTCAACACTTGATAACGCACAAATAGAAGCTGTATCAGGTTGGTTTGAGCAGTATGGCGCAACGCAAAAGATTCATGACGCAATTAGAAAGCTTCGTTCACAAGTTCAATTTACTTCTGCATCAGACGGACAGGTTAATTTTGCTTCTGACTATTTGCATATGATTGGCGGCGCATATACCGTTACAGGTAGCAGTATAAATGCAGTAAGATTTGTAAACGAAGACGAAATAGCGTTAGCTTTAAAGAGCCAATTAAGACCTGTAAGCACATCGTTACCAATAGCAAAGGATACGGCAACCGGATTTCAAATATACCCGCAAGTTGCTCAAACTGGTTTTTATAATTACTTGAGAAGACCGTTAAAGCCTGTTTATGGATATACTCAAGCACCCGGTTCTAGAACATTAACATATGACAACGCTACAAGTACACAATTAGAATTTACGGATGTTTATATTAATAATATTATTTCAATAGCATTAAAGTTTTGGGGCATCAATATGGCTGAACAGGATATACAGGCATTTGCACAAAATCAAACGCAAGAAACTAAATAAAAATGGCTAATAGCACTAAATACCTTTTGGCTGAACAAGTACAAACCCGACTAGCCGGCGGATTCAGGGACGCAAGTCAACCTGTACAAAATGTAGATATAGTTAAAGCGATAGAGCAGATTATCAACTCTATGTTTCAAATGCAGTATTACAATGCTACATTGCCAACAGGAGAAACTATTCCAGATAATTTAATGATAGCTTTTTATGAAAATATACCTGTAACAACTCTTGGTGATAAATCGCAAGCCGAGTTGCCAATTATCCCAATTTCTTTACCAAGAAATATGGGTGTTTATAGGGTTACAGACGATAAAGATAATGATTTTATTCCTGTCCCATTAGGGCAAGGAGCATTGTTGAGGGCTGATAAATTATTGAATGATTTGCTTGGTAATGTTTGGTTTGAAATAAGAAAAAATGTTGTTATTTTTTCAAAAGATATTTTATTGCTTGGCATTGATACGGTAAATATGTATTTGATTGTAATGGATATATCATTGTATTCAAACACTGACCCATTGCCAATACCTGCAAGTATGGAAGAGGAAATTGTAGAGAAGGCGTTTGCTAAATTTGCTACAGTTATTCCGGAAACAGGTTTAGTTAACAATTATAGTTCAGCAACACAAAAAATTAATTAGAAATGACCACAGCAAGTTTAGATTATATAGTTAAGAATTTCCTTTTAAAAAAAGGATATCCATTGCATTGGTATATGCAATTTATGGTTTACGCATCAGACTGTCTTCGTGATATAACATTTGATGATTTGCGTGTTATAAATACAAAAATACTTCCTGTTAATCAGGCTATTAATACAGCAGAATTACCAGAAGATTATCAAGATTATGTAAATGTCAGCGTTATGGTTGGACAAAGAATACGACCATTAGTGCCTACTTTAACATTAAATCCATTAACAAGTTTAGATACAAATAGCAATTTTAACCCACAAGATTGGACAGATAACTTAACGCCTCCGGATTCAAACAACGGACAAGCTCAATTGTATTATGGCGCATTGCCGTATGCTCAATGGTTTACGGTTCATTATAATGATTTTGGTGAAAATATTGGTAGATTTTTTGGTTTAGGTGCAGGGTATCAAGAAGATACTTTTCAAGTTTTTAAAGAAAGAAATCAAATTCAAATAGACCAAAAATTATATGTTGAAAATGTAGTATTGCAATATATTTCAGATGGTCAGTCAGCAGATGCTGCAACATTAGTAGACCCATATGCAATAAAAACAATTCAAGCTTATATTGATTCTCAATTAAAAGCTCATAATAGAAATTATAATATGGGTGAAAAGCAATTAGCTCAAAATGAATACATTCGTGAAAGAAAGATATTGAGAGCAAGAAAAGCTGATTGGAGTGTTGAGAAAATTAAAAGAATTGTACAAAAGAATACAATGGCAGCGCCTAAATCATAATAGAAATGTTAAGAGATAAAAAATTATTTACCGGCGGAACAAATCAAGATGACTCATTGCATTTATTGGATAATGCTCAATACTTGAGGCTAATGAACGGGCGTGTTGGTATTACTCAATATGGTAAAAATTATCGAGTAGAAGGCGTACCCGGAACTACCTCTATAACGCAGTCAGTATATCCTCCTTATGGAACAAATATATGTATAGGAAGTTGTGTTGACATTGAAGGTCAAAGATTGCTTTGGTTTGTATATAATACATTTGATGACCACGGAATTTATGCATTTGATTTTGCAACTTCTAC